GCGACAAGGAGGGGCCCGGCCCCTTGAATAGCCGAGCCGGGCGCCCTCCTTGCTTTTTTTCAAACCACCAAACACCGGAACAATGAAAACGACAACACCAACAACAAAGGAAATCATCGAAATAATGAAACAGGCCAGCAACGCCTTGGACAAGTTCAACAAGGCGCACCGCCATCTCGACGTCTGCGAAAAGACGGAAGCCGATCTGGAATTATGGAGCAGCAACCTGCGCTGCCATGCCACAACACTCAATTCCCGGATAATTTACAAATAACCAATACCGCCATGAAAGAACAAACATTGAAGGAACTCTACACAACACTCGGCCCGAACGAGCAAGCGAACATGATCCGCTTTTTCGGGGCAAAGCTATTTGTCAACCCCACAACGGCGGTCTACTATCTACGCGGGTATCGCCAACTGCCGAAACTGAAACAGCCGGTATTGGCCGAATACGCCGAAAAAACATACGCCGTCAAACTCAAATTCTCGTGACCATGTATTGCGACAAAGACAGCAACGGCCGCGTCTCAATCATGGATTTAACGAACGACGAGTTCGACACGATCCGCCGGGCGATCATGGCCTTCAAAACGGGGCTGCTCCAAAATCGCTTGCCTGCCGGGTTCGCCCCTCAAAGCGAAACCTACGAACAATATCACCGTGCAGGGATAATCCTGCGCCAAATCGAAACTCTCGAATAATACAATCGGGGGGGGGTGTCCGAGGGGGCCCCTCCAAAACGCGAAAAGATGATACCTCAAGAAACAATACAACAGCTCAACGGCCTCGACATTCTCCGGGTACTCCAGGACGAGGGGCTCGAACTGAAACGGGCCGGCACTCACTACGAGTGCTGCTGTCCCTTTCATGGCGAGAAAACACCCTCGTTCAAAGTATCGACCACCCGGGGAACCGCACATTGCTTCGGGTGCGGCAAAACATGGGGACCGATCTCCTTCGTCATGGAACGGTACGCGATGAACTTTGTAGAAGCGTGCCGCCACCTCGGCAACCGCTATGACATCAAATGGGAGGAGAAAGAGCCGACACCCGAAGAATTGGCAAAGCGGTTCGAACGCGATCAACTCTTTCGCGCCAACAATATCGCACTCGAATTTTTCCGGTCCATGTACCGGCAATCGGAACCGGCACAGAAATACGCCACCGGACGCTGGGACGAGGCGACCATCGAGGAGTGGTGCATCGGTTACGCCCCTGGCCGGAAAACTCTACTCCGCCACATCCGAGAGCAACACGAAAACCTCGACATATTCATCAAGGCCGGACTCATCAAAGTCAGCGACGCAGACGGGGACATATACGACGCCTTCACCCAGCGCCTCATGTTCCCGATCCGCAACCAGACGGGCAACGTCATCGGCTTCACCGGCCGGGCCATCAACTCGAAGAAGAACTCCGAGGGGAAAGAGCCTCCCAAATATATCAACACCAAAGAAACGCCCATCTTCAAGAAGGGCGACATTCTATTCGGGTACTTCGAAGCACAGCGCATCGCCGCCTTACACGACGTACTGAACCTCGTCGAAGGAAATCCCGACGTGATCCGCATGGCGAAGATCGGCCAGCAGAACACCGTCGCGCCGATGGGAACCGCCCTCACGAGTACCCAGATCGGGATGATAAAGCGCATCGTCTCGAAAGTCGTCATCATCGGCGACAACGACTCAGCCGGGCAGAAGGCGGTCGTCAGCCATGGTGAAGCCCTCACGGCGGCCGGGCTGAACGTGCGGGTGATGATACTCCCCGGAAAAGACGCCAAAGACGCCGACGAGTATTTTAAATACGAAGCCTCAAAATCCTACGACGAGTGTATGGCCGAGAACTCGGCCGACTTCGTGGACTTCATGTATCAGACCAAGGTCGGGAGCGTCATGTCGCAGAATGACCGGCTCAACGTCATCAATTACATCTGCGGCCTGCTCGTTTTCTACGACGAGACACTCGCCCGGATGTACCTCGACAAATTCGGCAAGGAGGATAAGCAAGGTAAAATTTGGAACGAGACCTACTACCGGCTGAAAAACAAGCGCCAGGTCGAGGCAATCCGCGAAGAAAAGCAGGAGCAGGCCGATTTGGTGGAAAAATACGGCTTCTACATCAAGAACAACTGCTACTACGGACAGATATCGAAGGTCGGGAACGCGATGCCGTGGACGAATTTCGTCATCCGTCCAATCGTGCTGATTTGGGACGGTCCCGCCTCCTACCGCATGTTTGAAATCGAGAATATCCACCGCGAAAAATGCCTTATCACGTTGCCGCAGGACCAGGTAACGACACTCGACAACTTCCAGAAGAACATCGAGGGCAAAGGCAACTACATCATCGAAGCCGTCGTGGCGAAACAGCAGTACACGCAACTCAAGAAATACATCTACGAACAGACACCGACGGCCCGGGAAATACAGCAGCTCGGATGGCAGAAGCAGGGCGAATTCTTCGCATGGGGCAACGGTGCCTTCGACGGCGAGGAGTTCATCCCGGCCAACGACTACGGACTTATCAAAGTCGGCGATAAACTCTACTACCTCCCGGCCGCATCCAAAGAAGCCCGCGAGGACACCACCACCTACAACCTGCACCGAAAATTCGTATTCGTTCAGCAGAGTACCGTGACGCTCTACGAATACGCCCGGCAATGTATCGACGTATTCGGGGAGAACGCGAAAATCGCCCTCTGCTTCTACTTCACGACGCTCTTTTCGGACATCGTGCGCTCCACAATCGAAAACATGCCCATCCTCGACATGTTCGGGCCGCCGGCCACCGGTAAGACTCAGATGGCACGCGCCATCGTCGCACCTTTCCAGGTCAATGCTGAGTCGATCAACCTCCGGAACGCGACGCAGGCGTCTCTCGGCGAAGCGATCGCCGAGGTGTCGAACGCCGTGGTTCATATCGACGAGTTCAAGGAGGACATCGACCCGAAGAAAGTCGAGTTTCTCAAAGGTATATGGGACAACAGCGGCCGGAGTAAAATGAGCATGGACGGCAAGAAAAAGCGCACCATGACGGCGATTAGCTGCGGGCTCGTGCTCACGGGCCAGGAAATGACGACCTCCGACAACGCCCTCATGTCCCGAATCGTGATGCTGACTTTCTACCAATCCAAGCACAGCGAGGAGGAGAAACAGCGCTATGACCAGTTCAAGACCATGTGCAACCGCGGACTCTCCCACCTCACGCACGAGTTGCTCCGCGAGCGGCGCAAGATAAAAATAGGCTACCGCGAAGCCTACGACCTGACGAATGCCGACCTCCGGACTTTAACGCGCGGCGTCATTGACCGAATACTTCAAAACTGGAGCGCCCTGCTGGCAACGCTCCGAATCCTCGAAACACGGCTGCAACTGCCGTTCACCTACGCCGAAACGCTCGAAATCGCCGCACGACTCTGCCAGATACAAAACGAAAAGGCCGAGCAGACCAATGAACTCGCCGGCTTCTGGTCGTCAATCGACTCGCTGGCCAGCCTCGGAAAAATTCAGATGAAGGCCGAGTACAAGATCGTACCGGGGCCGGAGTGGTGTTTCGCCAAGAAAAAGGAACGGAAGGAACTGCCAGACGGCCGCGAATATCTGCTCCTCTATTTCGGCCCCGCCGCGGACCTCTACACGATGCACAGCAAAACCCTCGGCGTGCGCTACCTGCCGAAATCATCCCTACAAGAGTATTTGCAGAAATCCGACGAGTTCATGGGTACGAAATCCGGCGTCCGGTTTCTACCGCATCTGGGAGTCGGCGGCGGCATCAACGACAACGAAGGAGCGCAAAGCAAGGTTACGTCGGCGATGGTGTTCGACTACACCCTGCTGAAGGAGAAATACGAAATAAGCCTATCCATGTCCGCTTATGGGGTCGGGGACGACTTGAAACCGGCGCCGGAACCGAACGGGGAGGACAAACTTTTTTAATAACCAATATTCAATCCTATGTACAAGCAAAACGCAGAAAACCAGACATCGAAGCGGGATTGCTGGAAAAGAATCGAAGCTGTAATCAAAATGTCCCGAATGACAACGAACGCTTTTGCCCGGCATATCGGGTTAGCCCGGGGCGAGAACCTCTACCAGATCAAGCGCGGCAATAACGGCGTATCGCTCGACGTAGCCAACCGAATCGTTGCAAAGTTTCCCGAAGTGAGCAAACTATGGCTGCTGACCGGCGACGGCCCGATGCTGAACGGAAAAACAGAGTTGGCAGGACCTACGCCGTGGGTATATTTCGCCGGAACTGCGCTCCACGCTCTAATAGCGAAAGATGTCGATTACCCGGAAAAATCGGCAGCCCATTACGCAGATCGCATGGTCGAACTTTACGCAAAGAGAGGAGGACAGCAATGAATTTTCAGACCTCGTGCATGGTGTTCGTACCCGACGAACAACAGCAAATCGAAATCCAAAAATGGATGAACAATATCGGCTGGCAAATCCTCGGAAGACGAGACAGCAAACATTGCTTTCTCGTGGCCGATACTGACCAAAACGCCGCCATGTGGTTGGAACTGGACAGGAGTGCCCGAGCATGTTTCAGCCAAGATTACTACGATTGCGGTGAGAATATCGAAATGTTCAAAGCCCTGGCGGCTATGAACAGCAACAACGATCGCGAACAATGGTTCATTGCTCACGCCGTGATCCGCTTCAACCGGCTGAAAGACACCGTACAAACCGAAACTGGAGAGCGGTTAATCATGGCCGGCGACTGGTTCAAGGTCCTGATCCCGCGAGCCAACAATATCCGCGCGAAATGGATGGCGGCAAGACGCCCGGAGCAACTTTCGCACAAAGCGAGCAAAGAGGAGATCATCGAACACTATAACGGGAAAAAGTGATGAAAAAGCGAAAAAAATACCTTTTCGATTTCGAACTCGATACGGTCGAGATTTCAGTAACCGCCACTACTCTGGCCGAAGCCCGCCGCAAGGCCGAAGCCAAACTCAACCGCAAAAAAGCCAGCTCTTACATCGGTAAGAGTTGGCCTAACAACCGGAGAAAAATCAATCTACTCGACGAACATGAATGCGACTAAACGCACCACTATACCCGCCCCACTTACCCTATCCGACCTCCGGACCCGGCAGGCGTGGCTTTTGGAACAGAAAATCGACCACACGGTCGGTGCAATCGAGGCATTCGTAAACTACTGCGAAAAGCACGGCCGCAAACCCTACGTATCATTTTCCGGCGGGCTGAACTCAACGGTACTGCTCGACATCGCCCGGCGCTTCGTCGATCCGAATATGCCAGGCGTGTTCTGCTCGACGGGCAACGAATGGCCGGAGATCGTCCGCTTCGTGCGGCACACGCCGAACGTCACGATCATCCGGCCACAACTAACGCCGCGGCAGGTCATGGAGCGATACGGATTTCCGCTGGTGAGTAAAGAACAGGCACACATAGTACGACAGATACGAACGACACAAAGCGAAAAATTACGCAATTATCGGCTCTATGGTGAGGGGAAGCGCAAAATGGGAGTTATTTCAAACAAATGGCGCTATCTGGTAACCGAACCTTATACAACATCTGAGGAGTGTTGTGAGGTTCTCAAAAAACGGCCATTTCATAAATACAACCATGAAAACAACGCCTGCGCAATAGTAGGAACAACTGCATCCGAGAGCAAACTGCGCGAACAAAGATACATTATGCGCGGCGGTTGCAACGCTTTTTCAAACGATCCGAGCAAGACACACAGCGCCCCGTTGTCCATATGGACGAATGCGGACTGCTGGGCCTACATCCGTAAATTGTCGGTGTCATACTGCCCAATTTACGACGTACCGGGCATAGATCGCACCGGCTGCGTATTCTGCGGCTTTGGCGCCCACCTCGGGGGGGGGAGTCGCTTTCGGGTGCTCTACACCCTACATCCGAAACTCTACAAAATGGCAATGAATTACTCCAACAACGGTTACACACTCCGCCACGCTCTCCGGCGTATGGGCGTTGAACTGCCGGATGAAACACAAGAATTATTCTGATGATGGAGGCAAAAATCATTCGGGTATTCCCGACCAAGACCAATGCGACACCGGATGACGAACTGGTACGCATCCGCGAGGTGCCGTCATTGTTTGACGAGGCCGACGAAGTGCATATATCGGTCGCTTTCACGTGGGACATTCCGTGGGCGGAATGGGCCGCCCGCCAATGGGAACGAGTGGCTCCGGTGAAGATCGGCGGTCCTGCCTACAACGAGCCCGGAGGGGAGTTCGTTCCGGGAATGTACATGAAGAAGGGTTACGTCATCACCTCGCGCGGATGCCCGAACCGATGCTGGTTCTGCGCCGTACCCAAACGCGAAGGCGGTCAGCTCCAGGAATTACCCGTGCGAGACGGATGGATCATCCAAGACGACAATCTGCTTGCCTGCTCGCCCGGACACATCGACGAGGTGTTCACCATGCTGGCACGGCAACCTCACCGACCGCAGTTTGTCGGCGGACTGGAGGCCGCGCTTATGACCCCGGCGATGGCCGAACGGCTACACGAATTACACCCCGATTCGCTCTTTTTCGCTTACGATACACCCAGCGACCTCGAACCGCTCAAAGCCGCGGGAAAGATGCTCCTCGATGCAGGCTTAACCAAGGTAGGCAACCGGCTACGCTGCTATGTGCTGATCGGCTACAAAGGCGATACCTTCGAGAAAGCCCAGAAGCGGATGGGCGAGGCATGGCGGGCCGGATTTATGCCTTTCGCCATGCTCTACCGAGATCGGGAGGGAAAATTCGACAAAACATGGCGTCGGTTCCAGGGGCAATGGGCCAACCCGACAATCACCTACTGCAACTGCAAAAAATATTTCGGAAAATAATGGCTATCAAACTACTCTACATCGACCTTTTTTGCGGCGCCGGCGGAACCTCGACGGGCGTCGAACGGGCGCGAATCGACGGTAGCAAGTGCGCGAAGGTCATCGCATGCGTCAACCACGATGCCAACGCGATCCTCTCGCATGCGGCCAACCACCCGCACACGCGCCACTTCACCGAGGACATCCGCACACTCGACCTCGGACCGATGAAAGTACACATCGCCCGCGAACGCATGAAGCACCCCGGTGCGAAACTCGTACTCTGGGCCTCGCTGGAATGCACGAACCACTCCCGGGCCAAAGGCGGCATGTCGCGCGACGCCGACAGCCGCACGCTGGCCGATCACCTTTTTCGCTACATCGAGGAGCTGTGCCCCGACTATATCCAGATCGAAAATGTCGTCGAATTCATGGAATGGGGGCCGCTCATCGTCAAGGAAAGCGTCGGCCCGGACGGTGCGGCCTTCTGTACGCTCGACATCAAACACGACCGCAAGCGACGAACAACAACCGTCGCCCCGGTGTGGGTTCCCGACCCCGAGCACAAGGGAATGCACTACCGCCGCTGGGTGGAGGAGGTATGCACCCACGGCTATCGGTTCGAACACCGCGTGCTCAATGCGGCCGACTTCGGGGCCTATACATCCCGGGTGCGATACTTCGGGCAGTTCGTGCGGCCAGATTTGCCGATGGCATGGCCTCGCCCGACACACACCCGAAACCCGGAGCAGACGCGCGACCTTTTCACCGAACCACTCGCGCCATGGCGGCCCGTGCGGGAATGCCTCGACTTCGAAGATCGCGGCGAGTCGATCTTCAATCGCCGGCGGCAGCTCGTCGGTGCAACACTCGACCGCATCCACGCCGGGCTGGTGAAATTCGTTGCGGGAGGCAAAGACGCTTTCCTCGTCAAATACAACTCCCGAAACCAGTCCGGCAAATACATCGCACCCGGGCTCGACGCGCCGTGCCCGACCGTGGCGACACAAAACCGGCTCGGCATAGCCCGTGTGGATTTCCTATCCAAGCAGTTCAGCGGACAGCCCGCGGGCAAGAACATTCCCGTCGACGGCCCGGCCGGAACCGTTACGACAATCGACCACCACGCCTTCGTCTCGGCATACTACGGAAACGGATACAACTCACCCGTTGAACGGCCGGCCCCAACGCTGACAACAAAAGACCGTTTCCAGTTGGTGCAACCATTTATCACCAACTACTTCTCCGGCGGCGGACAAATATCCTCCGTGAACGCACCATGCGGAACATTGATGACAATACCGAAACAACGACTCATAAACGCCCACTACCTGCTGAACCCGCAATACCGGTCCGCCGGCGGCTCTGTGGATGCGCCTTGTTTCACGCTGATCGCCCGGATGGACAAACGTCCGCCTTATCTGGTGTCCGTCGAGCAGGGAGTACCAGCCTGGACTATCAAGCCGGACGACATTCCCGAAATGGTGCGCGTGAAAGAGTTCTGCATCCTCTATGGAATTGTAGACGTAACAATGCGTATGCTTCGGATTCCCGAAATGAAGCGCATCCAGGGATTCGGCGACGATTACGTGCTCATCGGATCGCAGGAGGAACAGAAGAAATTCCTCGGCAATGCCGTAGTCACCCAAGTAGCGACCGCATGGAGCGAGGCAACAGCCGCAGCTATCGACGAAATAAAATCGCCTGAAAAACAACACAAAAAGTCCAACTATGAAAATCACAATCGAAAACACCGACAAAATCGTTACCCTGAACGGAGTTCCGGCCCGTATCTGGGAGGGAAAAACCGACTCCGGAATCCGAGTCCATTGCTTCATACCCCGGATAGCCGTGAGACGGGACGAAGCTCGCATCGAAGAGTTTGAACGGGAATTACAGGAAACGGCCTCCCCGAGTCCCGAAATAGCCGCCTATCCTTCACGCCTGATTATATGACGTCCCGGCAAATCAAAGCGGCGCAGCTCCGCCGCCGCATGGCCATCCAAGCCATGACCCCGCACCGACTGCCAAAGCGGCCGAGCGAAGTCGAACAACACATGGCAGACACGGCAGTCGATATGCTCGTATTGATCCAAATGCTACCTTATATCATGGGAGATCTCCGAGAAGCCCTGGAAGCGTCCGGTCAGTATCGCCACGAGATCAAGCGCCGCCATCGGCAGGTCGAGGAAATTATTTTTACCGTGGCCGAACCGGCCTACCGGATATTTGCCAGGTTCAATCCCGAAACGGCCCGGGGCTTCCTCGACCGAGTAGATGACCTATATTTCCGCATAAAAAGCGGATACGGACTGCACGGTGTCGAAGGGGCTGTCTCTCTCCTCGACGCTGCATGTCGGCTGATCGAACGCTACAACCACCAACTCGAACGGACCTATTATTTCGAGCATGCGGAACCGATTTACAAAATCCCGAGCCTGCTCGATTGCATCCCCTGCAAACGACGCGACATCACCGCACAAATCGCTAAGGCCCTACAACCGACATCGAACCCGCAGGCGAAGCGCACAGCCCAACAAAAGAAAAATATAACGCGCGAATATAGCTTTTTACGGAAAATCAACCAACAACTACCTACATCCCTAAAAATCAACAAGATGAAACAACATAGTGAACCTACAACCGACCTACAACGACCTACACCTAAACCTACATTTTGATACTACAACCTACAAACCTACAAAACCCTATTTTACAAAATATTGATTTTCAGATTTGTAGGTCGTGTAGGTCATGTAGGTCGAAAAAACATGTCACCATGATCGAATATGAAGAAATAACCCCGGAGGAGATTCAAATCTACACGACGAAACTCGTGCCGAGATTATTGCGCGTTCCTCCCTACCAATGGACCCGCATCGACGATATTGCCAAAGACGTCAGCCGGTTCATCGAAATCTGCCAATACCTTGTCGACCGAGGTTATTTCCAGGACGACAAAGGCTTCGTAATTATTACCGTGAAAGAGGATAAATTCGTGCGACTCGACCCTATGTACATACGACGACACGACACAAAAACCTTTCGAATATGGAAATAAAATTCAGAGCCAACGACCAACTCACAATCGACTACCTACGCCACTTGTTCAATGCTCCGGCATCCGGGCCGATCCGTCTATCCCTCGCCAACGACTTCGGCCGCATGGCCGTCGGATTGTACAAGGTCAGCGACACGCCTATCGGCAGGTCCGATGACGAGTTCACCGTAACCCTCATTCTGCCGCGTCACCAAACCACCTACGCCGCAATGACCCGTTACGTCTTTTTCACGGAGGCCGACACCAAACGGCTCAACATGATCCTCGATGCGCTGTTCAACATCGACCTCGACACCTACTACCTGCAAGGCATCCAGGCCGGCATGCCCAAGCGCGACATCATCGAAGCGTTCGTAGTTTCCCGGCATCTCGTGTCGGCCGACTATGCCGAGACGCTGGGTAAACGAGCCTACCGGACATCACTCGCCGCCATCCGTCGCAAGGCCGACCTTATCCATCGAAAGGCGCGTTATCATTTCAGCCAGATACAACCGCCCGAACCTCCGAAAAAATAGCAGGATTCACATATAATAAAATAATTTAATTTGACTTGCGATTTTGTCAATTTTAACGTCAAAAAAATGAAACAGAAATTTATCGCCCGCATCGGGGTCAAAGCATGGAACGACCCATCAAATTATTTCCGGAATCTGCCACTCTCGAAAGTCAACCCTCGGAGCATTGAGATCACGCCAAAAGAGGATGACAACGGCACCTACTGGACTACCAAGGTCACGGCAACACTCCTCAGCGACGTCGTGCTTCTCCATCAGCCCTGCATCATAAAAATCCGTCTCACAACCGGCTACTACATCCTCGGCACGGAAGATTTGCCATGCCGCCCACTCGTTAAAGAGGGCGAACTATGCGAATTTACTCTCGAATACAAGACCAAGAACCCGCCGCGACCTATTAAAAAAGTCCTTTCTATCGCTCCTGGGTGCGAGTAAGTTTGTGAAAAATTCACAAATGTTCCGCATAGAAACAACCCAGAATCCTCTTCAGCTCCTTTCCGACGTCCGCCGTGGGCAATGGTTCGTACACGACTACGAATCATTGCTCCCGGTGGCGCTTTCTTTCCTCCGCGGCGAACGGGTCGGAGAGGCCCGGCCCTCCTTCGAATTCTCCGCCGCGGCAGTCAACCTTTACGAAGCAAGTCCGGGTTCCGAATCCAGGCCGTCGAAGGTCGCCGTCATTCCAATCGTCGGAACAATTACCAAATACGACTCCTGCTTCACGACAGGAGCCGTAACCTATGCCCGTGCAATCAGACGGGCAGCAAATGATTCGGAGATCTGCGCCATCGTCCTCGATATCGACTCCGGCGGTGGTGCCGCGAATGCGGTATCCATACTCAAAGAGGCCATCGGCCAAGCGCAGGCTCTCGGCAAGCCGATCATCGCACATGTAGACTTTTGTGCGTCGCTGGCTTATTGGACAGCCTCGCAATGCGACGCGATTTTCTGCGACAACCCGCTTTCCGAAGTCGGAAGCATCGGCGCATTGTATCACATCGTCGACGACACGAAAAAACTGAAAAAGGAAGGCTATACCGTCATCACGGTTTACGCAGATGAAAGCCCTGACAAAAACCTCAGCTACCGCCAGGCGCTCGAAGGCGAATATGCGCTCATCAAGGAAGAACTCTCCCACACCGTCGCACAATTTCACCAGGACGTGAAGGCTGGGCGGCCGAATATCAAGGCCGACGCACCCGGAGTATTCTCCGGAGCCATGTTTCACCCGGACGAAGCTCAAGACCTCGGACTCATCAACGGAACGATGACCCTCGCCGAGTGCATCGAAAACGCTGCCATCCGGGCACAATACAACCACTAATTTTTCAAAATATGGATTTCAAACAATTTCTTTCCAACACCCAGATGGGCAAATTGGTCGTTCGATTTCTCAAAAAGGAACCGACGGCTGATGCACAGGGTAAGATGGTATTCACCGCAGAGGAGGAGCAGAAACTAACCGAACATTTCGGGCCGAACTTCGTATCCTTGCTCAAGGAGAAAACCTTCTCGACCGAGGACGAACAGGCCAACGACCTCTACGAAGCGGCCCTTCACCACGCCACCGAGCAGGTCGAAGCCCGGTTCACGTCTCAGATCAAACAGCTCCAGAACGACATTGCCACGCTGGCGGCCAAACCCGAAGATCTCCCCGGAGCCACGACGGCAATCGAGGGGATCAGGAATTTCCAGCGGGGCCAATTCAAGGCCGACATGGCCCTGGCACACAACAAAGCCGCGGCCGCATTCCTCCAGCGGGGCGTCATGGCCGACACCCCCACGATTGAGGTCGGAGATCTCCGCAAGGAGCTCGGCCCGTATCTGTCGCAGGGCAACAACCTCGACATTCTCCAGCAGCTCTACCAGGGCTTCTCTACGTCGAAGCACCTCTCTTGGAAAAGAGCCACGACGGAGTACAAAGCCGTCGAGAGTGAATCCGTAGATCACGTCGTTCAGCAGTTCAAGCCGCAATGGACGCCGCGGGGAAGTGCGAAATTCACACCCCTCACGATCAAGAATTTCCGTCACAAGGTCAATTTTTCGATCATCCCGGCCGAGGTCGGCGAAAGCTGGCTTTTCCACCTCTACGACGAGGGCAAGACGCCCGACCAGATGCCGATCACGCGCTACATCGTCGACAAGGTGATGCTCCCGCAGATTGCCGAGGACATCGAGAACGTGATGATCTCGAAAGCAAAATACGTCGCAGACTCCCAGAAAACGGAGGATACGATGGACGGCTTCGAAACGATTCTTGTTGAAGCCAAAAAATCGCTCGACAAACAGATGCGGTTCTTCAACACCACCAAGAACCTGCTTGAAGCGACCGACGACGAGGTGCTGACCGTCATCAACGACTTCGTGGCGTCGCTCGCACCGCTCTACAAATCGAAGCAGATGCCCGTCTTCATGTCGGGCGATGTCTACCTCAAGTACAAGCGGGCCTACAAGAACAAGTGGGGCGCCGGTTCCGGGACGGAGAAGGTGAACTTCGGCGCGGATCGCGTCGATTTCTCGAACTGCTACCTCCAGGTGCTCGACAGCCTCTACGGCTCGCCCATCGTCTTCTCAACGCCGAAGGAGAACTTCGTCGGCCTGCGACACAAGAACCCCGAACAGTTCATCACCGACATCCAGAAGCACGACTACGAGGTGCGCTTCTACTGCGAGTTCTGGCTGGGCGTCGGCTTCCTGCTCGGCGAAGCCGTGTTCGCCATTGTACCGGACGGCTACGACCCGAAGGCTGCGATCTCCTCGACGCGCGAAGGTGCCACGGGCAAGTGGATCACCTCCAAGGTCGAAGAGAATCAGGAATCCGACCCCAGCCCTGAGAATCCGGAGGAAAGCAACGACCCCGAAACCATGTAAACACCAACAGCTATGCCTTACACAAAGAAAGCAATCGGGCGCCCGGCCGGAGGAGCCGGGAACCCGTCCCCGAAAAATCCGCACATCCTTATCTTCGACATGGATGACGTCGAGACCTATCCCGTCCGGGAGGTCGGCGTCACGATTGCCGATGACGGATTCAAACTGAAAGAGGGTGCGAAACTCCAGCCCGTATACGCGACACCCGACAGCATCGAGCTCCTTCAGGAAGCCGAAGGCGAGGCGGATGCCCGCGGCTACAAAAAGGGCGTGAAGTTCGCACATCCCGGAACCTCTACGGACATGGAGGACTTCACCGAGTACAACACCAACCGCAACCTCGGCGCCATCGTCCGCGGTTGCGACGGCAAGGGCGCCAAGATCGTCGGCTCGCCCTGCAATCCGCTCTCGCTGAAGTCCGAAACCCAGGACACAAAGGAAGGTGCCAAGAACACCATCACGCTCCAGCAGGATGTCCGTGACGAGTTCCGCATCCTTACCTACACGGGAGAACTGCCCGAAGTGATGGACGAACCGGCCAAACCCGGAGAAACCCTCTGACGCCATGGCAAAGGATCATTCCCAGGAACGTAAAACCCCGGAAGCAGGAGCAATTCCCGCTTCCGGGCCCGTTCCCCAGCTCGGGATTTCCATCGTTGTACTCGGCTCGGCCGAGGCTCTGCCCCTGCTGACAAAAGTATGGGAGCAGAAAGCCGTCGGAGCCATTATCATCCCCGTCGAAATCGGTGAAGGTCCGTTCTCCGAAGTCATCGACCGGGTGATAGCCAACGACGACATCCCCGACCCGTTCATCATCGTCCCGGCGAACTGCTTCCCGACGCACCGCGTCAATCTCGCCGACCTCACGGCTTATCGCGTCCGCCGCATGAAACCGAAGCCGGACTCCGACAAATGGGTGGTAACACCCTGCACGGGGCTTCCGTTCCTCGTCGAAGCAACAGCCGTGCTCCAAGCCCTCGAAAAACTCGGCGACACCTACACCGAAGAGGAGTTCCTCGAAGTGTACAACGGTATCGCCCACCCCGGAGAGCTGCCCGAGGAAATCGGCATGACTTTCGGCAACACCGTGAGCTATGCCGTACGGTGTCCTGAGTGCATGGGAACCGTCGCCGAGGCACTCATCCGAAAGCGTTTCATCTGCGCCTACGGTGAAGGCTTCGCCGCCATCAAAAGCCGACTCGCGCTACTCGTAAAGGATGAATGATAGCTTGACGGCGGAAATCCGCGCATGGTTGAGAGCAGGAGCCGAGGTCACAGCCGGCCTCCTGCTCTTTTCTCAATTCAGCAACAACACCCGATTCGCGTCACTCGTCAAAATAAAGCCCGCGAAATACCGGCCCTTGCTGATTGAAAAATTGTGCACCCTGGCCGGCATAACACCCCCAAGCGAAGAGGCACGCCCTGCGCGACGAAGATTCCGCGACGATTTTCCCTTCCTCCGGGCTCCGGATTGTCCGCCCGAGTTAAAAATCCTCGCTGCGGATAAAATCACAGCACACGAACGGTATATCCAGGCACACGAACGGCTGTTCGACTGCACAACACTCAACGAGTGTTACACCACCGCCCGGGAGGCCATCGAGAACTTTCAGGAAAACCGCGCGATATTCCAGGAACTCGACTACTATCGAGAACATGGTGCGATACTCGGCAAACATCGGATTTTCGAGTACCTGCGCCAACGGCAACAACTCCACGGACTGAACATCGTGGAGCTGCTCGCCGAACAACGGCGCCTACGGTCGGCAATCTGGCGCATCAATGACGAAATCAAAAAAGGGACAAAACCCTACCTGCAAGCCGAGCGGGAAAAGCGCCGACACCAAAAGGAGACACTTCTGGCTGAAGTGGATAAACTCATAGACGCCTACACCAATGCCCAAACAAATCTACGAGCGAAATAGAATCGGGGACACCTTAACCCGTGAGCAAATCGAAGAACTCCAGCAATTCGGGGCCTTAGAGTGGGAACCGCGTGACATGGCCATCTATTTCAGCTTCGACATCGCCCAATTCACCGCCGAATACAACGATCCCGAGAGCATCGTCACGCTGGCCATAACCCGCGGACGCCTGCAAGCGTTGGCAACGATTAATAAGAAACTGCTCAGCAACGCTGAAGCCGGCGACCTGCCGGCTATCAACCACCTCGAAAAAATCCGGCGCGAAAAGTCGTTCAAAACCTCGAAACTCGACATATTCGGCACTTTCGACAACGAGAAAGCCTTTCGCCGCGTCTACGAGTACATGGCAGAAGGCCGCACGAATGATCTCTCGAACAACGAAAAGCTATTTCTCGACCTGCTCTCGATCATCAACTCCATAGATCGCCAGGTGGGCAAACGAGCTGCGATCAAGTTTCTGACCCAGCAACTCGGATATAGTTACGACCGGGCCGTGGACTATTATAACCAGGCCGACGCGCTGTTTTACTCCAATCGGAACACGACCAAGGAGGCCCTCCGGAATAAATATGCCGAACTGCTCGAAGATTTGGCTCACGCTGCGAAGAACGTAGCAACGACTCCTAAAGACTACGAAGCCGTCAGCGAGATCATTGCCAAGGCTGCGAAAATCCGCAAACTCGACGAGCCCGAAATCCAACGACTGCCGCCGCAAATGTACATGCGACCCTTGCGCGTGTTTTCGCTGACGACCGATGTGATCGGCCTCCCGCCCGTGAACCGCCAGGAGATCAACGACCAGATTCAGCGACTCAACATTCCGGAAGCAACCAAGAGCCGTCTCCGCAGGGAGTCGCTCATAGAGGACGTGGACATCATCGAAATTCTGAACTATGGGAAACAGAGCGAAAATTAAAGGGCCTGAGAAGAAAGCCTATGTCGATCTCCAGTTTATGAACTGGCTCGCCCAATTCTGCGCGATGGTCATGCCCCGTAAACTTCGGCTCGTCGCCGGACGAGGTTCGGCCAAGACGACCGAAATACAAGTCGAACGGCTGATAGAAATGGTCTACGACATGCCGGGGGCCCCGGTGGCATGGGTGGCCGATACCTTCGCCAACCTCACGGCGAACGTCCTCCCGATGGTATTCGAAGCCCTCGAGCGCAAAGGGTTCCGCGATGGCGTCCACTATGTCGTAGAGAAACAACCGCCAACCTTCACGGAAAAGGAATGCGCCGACCTCCCGAAATGGCTCAAGCCCTACTTCTGGAAACCCTACAACAAAATCATCTCCTACAAGCGGACAATCGTATTTTTCACCGGATTGAACATTACCTTCGGCTCGCTCGATCGCCCGGCGTCCCTTGCCGGACGCTCCTATGTCCATGTATTCGGCGACGAGGTGAAATATTTTGCCGAAGCCAAGATCGGCAACCTCCTCAAAGCCCGACGCGGCTACCGTCTGCAATTCGGACACTCTCCCTTCTATCTGGGTGAAACCTTCACGACCGACATGCCCAACACCGGCAATACCGGCGAATACGACTGGATTTTCAAAGGAGCCAAGGAAATGGACCCCGAGACCTTACTTCTCGTATGGAAAACGGCCTCCATAGCGAACGACGCCGTGCAAGAGTATATCGCTGCCAAAGAAAAGTTCTACCGCACGCAGGCCGATGCCGACCGCCAAGAATATCTGAACAAATACAAGACCGCGAACCGCTGGATGGAACGCTGGTACAATCTTCGCCACCATGAAAAGGCTCAGAGCATGTTCCTAATCGTTTCGAGTTACGTCAACGTTGATATCTTATCCCCGCAATGGTTCGCCGACGCGCTCGCCTCACAGCTCTCCGACGTCAATGCCGCAATATTGTCGATGCCTCCCCGCATCGAGAAGGGACAGCAGTTCTACCCCAACTTGGGCGAACGCCACTTCTATACAGACGGGAACATCGCGGCCGTGGAAAAGGCACTCGGCTTCCATGACACCGAGGACTGCCGTCTGCTCCGGCACCTCAATCCCAACCGTGCAATCGACATGTCGATGGACTTCGGCAACATGCTCTCCATGCTCATAGCACAGGACGACGGCCGCGTGCTGCGCATCCTCAAAGAGTTCTTCAGTCTCCCGCCCGAGTGGGTGCGCGAACTGGCCGACAAGTTTCTGCACTTCTTCGCGCCTCACAAACACAAGGTCGTTAAATTCTACTACGACCGAAGCGGCAATAACTACAAGGGAAGCAATCAATCTATGGCCGTCCAAATCAAAGAAGCCATAGAACGAAACGCCACGGGATCACCGACCGGCTGGCGCGTACAGCTCATGTCACTCGGTCAGGCGAATATTCCTATGTCCGACGAGTATATCTTCATGCAAGAACTGATGACCGGACACAATCCGCGCCTGCCCGAATTGCAGATCGACGCCATACATTGCCGCAATCTCAAAGCATCGCTCGAACTGGCTAAGACGATCGTAGACTCGAAAGGCCGCATCGGCAAGGATAAGAGTGCCGAAAAATCCTCCGACCACAAGCGCCTCGTCACATCGACAAATTTTTCGGACGCATTCAAATATATGATGATGCGCAAGGAGTGGATCGCCATCGTCAAACGAAACCTCGGCCGCGGACTCCCCGGCGGCACGGCCGGCGACGTCTCCGTGCGATAGAACAATATTGCCTCGCATATCGAGAGGGCGGCGAATGCCGTCCTCTTTTTCGTACCCCCTCCCCGGCACCCTCCCCGATCCGAAACAATGGCCCCTCATATATCACCTTTTCGAACCCGTGCGATTGCAAACGAAGAAGAGGGCGGGGCGGGCTTCGGTTTCACATCGTGAAGCGTTTTTTTCGTCGAAACCGCAGAACAAATTGATTTATAAGCACAAATATAAAATATCACTCGAAAAAGGTCGCAAAATCGGGATTTTTGAAGCTGAAAACGGATTTTTCAACCCGCAAAACGGGCAAAAAAAGGGAGGGAATAACGCCTTCCCTCCCGAAAGTGGATCAAATTCGTCGGCTCTCGCCTGCGGATTCAACCCTATGTACAGGGACAAAATTACGAAAAAATATACCCGAAACAATAGCGGATTCACATTTTTTGTCCTTTATCCCACACCACCGCACCGCTATTTTTGCCGTATGGAACTATTCGATGCCATACGACGCATGCGGGAACTCTCGCGCAAGAACGAAACCTTCAGTTTCTCGTTCATGTCCTACAATAGTTCCGCCGGCCGGAGCGAGGGAATCGTCGAGGTACGCCACGCCCGCCTCCGAGCCAGGGCACAGGACACGCACCACCGCCATGCCGAAATCATCGAAGAATACATCGACATCGACACCGGCCGGGCACGTCATTTCTACCAGCCCCTTCTGATGTCGTTCAACGGAGAGAAAGTCTACGCATGAAAACGAAAATACATAAAATTTCCCCTTCGTCATTTGTCGTGGAAGCCGGACAAATGGCCTATTCAATTTCCACCGGACGAAGCTATGGCGGCGACATGACGATATTCAACGCCGCACGCAATCCGAACTGGGAGTACTCCTACCAGAATGTCATGGGCAAGCGTATCGTGGCCTTCGGCCCCGGGAACGACATGCCCGTCATGGTGCGCGATCTGGTGCAGGACAATAACCTCGCGCCCGGGATTCTCCAACGGCAGAAAGGTCTGCTCTACGGGCAGGGAGCATTTCTCTACCGGCACCGAGTGAAAGACGGCCGCATTATCCGCGAATACGATGACGATCCGAACATTTCCGCATGGCTCCGCTCCTGGGACGCCAAACGGTTCATCGAAAAAGCGCTGGTCGATTACCTCCACCTGCAAGGATTCTTCGCCTTGCACATCCTCGAACGCGGTCAGCGCCTCGGCGACCGTCTCGGCCGCAAACCCCGCATCGCACGCCTTCAATTCGTCAAGGCAACGAACGCCCGCCTCGAATGGGCCGAGAGCCGGCAACTGGAAGATGTAAAGCACATTTTCGTCGGAGACTTCGAAAACGATTGCCTCACATCAGGCGTGAGGACTTTCCCCGTGTACGATCCGTTCGACCCGGGAAAATATCCCGTGTCGGCATCGTACAACTATTCCTATTCGTTCGGTCGCAACTTCTATTCGACACCGGCCTTCATGGGGGCGATCCGATGGATATTGCGCGGTTCCGACATCCCCACGATATTCCGATACGTTACCGACAACGGACTCAACCTCGCATACCACATCCACTCGCCGGCTCTCTACTGGGAGCGCAAAAAAGACGTATTGCGTGAAAAACACCCGGATGCCCAGGAAACGGAACTCGACGCAATGGTCGCCGTGTTGAAAGACAAAATCATGGGTACAATTACCGAAGTGCTCTCCGGCAAGAAGAATGCGGGCAAATTTTTCGAATCCATCGACTTTTACGATCCCGACGGGAACCTCTGCACATGGAAAATAGAAGCCGTAGACCAAAAGATCAAGGATTTCGTCGAATCGCAGCTTAAAATCGGCGAAGCGGCGAATTCCGCGATCACCTCGGGCATGCAACTCCACCCATCGCTCACGAACATCATGGTCAACGGGAAACTCGCCTCCGGATCGGAGATGCTCTATGCGCATCAAATTTACAAACTCTCCGACGTGGCGATCCCCGAAATGGTCATCCTTGACCCCATTAACCAGGCGATCCGTTTCAACTTTCCCGAAACAGATCTCCAGCTCGGATTTTACCACCAGAGCCTCATGACGCAGGAGGAAACAGCCCCAGAAGATCGAATCCGAAACAATTAGAACCATGATTTTCAATAAAGACAATGACGGCGCCAAGGAAATCCAGACTCTCGTCGGCACCTATTTCCAGAGCAACGACTTCGCAGTCATCGAATCGGAAATAAATTCCGCAAGCCGGACCATCCGAAAACTCATCGGACCCGGAATTTTCGACCGGGCTGAGAAATACTACCGGACACCGGAGTTCACTGCACAAGACGGCGGGATCGACTCGCAGCTCGTAACTGCGATACAAACAGCTATCGCACAACTCGCCATGGTGCGCTTCTACCAACAGAACATCCTTTCGCACGAGGACGGCGGCCGCAAAGTCAAAATCCACGAAGAAAGCGAAAAAATGCCTTGGCAATGGCAGTACGACCGCGACGACCAGGCTTTACTCGACAAATACTACCGTTCGCTCGATGAACTCTACACCTTTTTGGAGGAGGAACAGATCGAAGAATGGAAGACCTCCCCGCTCCGGCAAAAACTCGCCGAGTGCTTTATCAAAGACCTCGACACCTTCCAGGCTGTATTCCCGCTCGAAGATTCACCCCGCATGTTCTATATCCTCGTGCCGTTCATGCTGGAGGCGCAAGACCGCATTATCCGGCCTATCGTTGGCGAAGAAGCATTCGAACGCATGAAGGCCGGCGACATCGGCGAGGATTTGGCCGAGCAATTTGCAACCGCGAAACTCTGCATCCCCCTCTATGCCGTCATTACCGCGGTGAAACGCATGTCGGTCAAGATTCTGCCGACGATGATCGTGCGCCGATTCTCCGACTCTTTCCAAGGCGGCCGAGGCGGCAATATCGACGATGCCGCAACACGAAAACTGCTCTGCACATTGGAGCAAGAAGCCACCGACGCGAAAACAGAACTTCAAAAAGCCGTGACCAACCGCCGAAATCCGGCACGGCATGTCGCACTCTTGCCGGATAACGATCCGTCGAAAAAATACTGCTTAACCTGATGAACCGCATTGAAATACCCGAAGCTGGAATTGCGGTCAACATTCCGTCCTCCTACGCCGAGATGACCCGACCGCAACTCTTCCACGTCATGCGGCAATTTCACGCACTCCAATGCGGTCGCATATCTCTCACGGAGTTCCGGATACGTGTGCTTTACAAACTCGCCGGAATAAAGCGTACCGTGCGCAGCATCGTCTGGGAACGCCTGCATCCGGCCGCAGCACATCGTCGAGCGGAGAAAGTAGTACTCCTGGCCGAAGAACTCCTCGGGTTCCTCTTTTCAACGAATAACGACGAACTCCTCCCCGCATTCGACTGTTTGGAGAACCACTTGCCAACCCTGCGCATAGGATGGCGCCGGTTGGTCGGCCCGGCTGACGCCCTCATGGATATTTCATTCGAAGAGCTGATCGCGGCCGACGCCGAACTGACGCTCTATACAGCAACTAAGGACTCCCGGCACATAGACAACCTGCTCGCCACGCTCTACCGCCGCCCCGGACCACAGCAACCGGCCGGCCGGCGAGTCGAACCGCTCGACATCGACCGCACGGAACGCACCGCCCGCATCTTCCGGTTTGTGCCATCCTGGAAAAAACATCTGTTCCTGCTCTGGTACGCTGCATGCGTCGATAACCTCCAGCGCGGCACCTTCACGATCAACGGCCGCGAGGTATCATTTGCGCCGCTGTTTAACGACAACGAGCCCCCCGGGAAATCACTCGGATGGCTCGGGACATTGTTCAACATGGCCGAGCGCCGAACCTTCGGCGACATGAAGGAGACATCCGCGACAAACATAATCGACGTGCTTCTCCTATTACTCAATGACAAATACAACGCCGACAATGCTCGAAAAAATCACAAGACTGATTAAGTACTGCCGAAACATCCACGAAGGCATGACCGATGTTCCGGCGCCTTTCCTCGTGGCAAACGAGGACCAAGGAACGCTCGTGCTCAACTCTCCCAAACGCGAACCTCGTCAAATCGTGATCTCACTCCCGGAGGCAACGCTCACCGGAGACTGCGATAACATCAAAGGGCCGCACACGCTCATCATCTTCGTTCTCGAAAAAGGTAAGGAGCAAACACGCACGCAGGAACAAACCGACTGGCTCTATCTGGAAACTCTCAATGTCTTGCAAGCCTTGCTCACCAAATTTATCAACGATATATGCGGAGCGAACATCTCCGGGCCATGCCCCCTACTGAGAGGAATGGAGTTCGTCGAAGCAGTAATCCTGCCGGAAGCCGGACGGTTCGGCGGATGGGACGGATGGGCCGCGACATTAACACTCAAATAGAGATAATGGCAAGACACTTATATAAAAAGGGATAATTAAAAAGTCCCCGACCGTTGCATATCTTCTGACTTACATACAACACACCGCTCGACACGGATAGCCGGGGACAAAACCTCAAGGCTCCATGTCGAGCGTTCAATTTGTTGCATGTAAGTCAGAGATACAAAAGTAATGAAAATATACGAGATCATCGCATTCAACCGGGAAATACTCGACCGTTTCGAACGAATAGGCATCCGTCCCGACGACCACAAGCACCTTCCACTATATAACGACTACCGGGCCATGAAGGCCCGCCGCGAAAAAATGACCTATATCGTCGCGGTACTCGCTGAAAGGTATGCTGTGAGCGAACGGAAGGTCTACAACATCATCGCTCACCTCGAAAAGGACTGCACGGAACGTGCAGTGATACCCCCCCCCGAATAGTTGGCATACACAGCAATAAGTCGGACTTTCGCAGGCCCAAAACACACCACCAATGTCTGCAAAAGTTTACAACACCTCCCCGCTCCCGTTCATGGGACAAAAACGCAATTTTGTCAAACTGTTCCGCGAAGCCCTGCAAGAGTTCCCCACCGCAACGACATTCGTCGATCTGTTCGGAGGTTCCGGACTGCTATCGCATGTCGTAAAACGCCAGAGGCCGGACGCTCACGTCGTTTATAATGACTACGACGACTTCCATCACCGTATCGAGAATGTCGAACGGACAAACACCATCATCGCTGAAATCCGCACAATACTCGACGGCTTGCCACGTAAGAAAAAAGTATCCGAGCCCAAACGGCAGACAATCATCGATCTGCTGAGACGGTACGAACACACCGGATTCGTTGACTACATTACGATCTCCTCCTCAATTCTGTTCTCTGGGAATTACGCAACAAACATCCGCGAGATTGAAAAGCAAACGCTCTACAATACTACCAAGCAGACACCCTATGCCTGCGACGGATACCTTGACGGACTGGAAATCGTCAAGGCCGACTACCGCGAACTATTCTCCCAATACAAAGATACCCCGGGTGTAGTATTTCTCGTCGATCCGCCGTACCTTTCAACCCAAGCCGGACATTATAACGGATATTGGCGTTTGGCCGACTATCTTGACGTTTTCTCCACCATCATGGAGCACCCTTTCTTTTATTTCACCTCGAACAAGTCCTCCGTCATCGAGTTCTTCGACTGGATGGATGCACACGGATTCGGTTCTCCGTTCAAGAAAGCCACGCGAAAGGAAATAGACAACACAATCACCTACAATGCACGATACACCGATATAATGATTTATCGGGCGTAAATCACACTACCTGCCAAAGCCCCCGACGATAAAAACTCGTCGAGGGCTAATTTTTTCGGCAATTTATTTGCAAGAATGTAATTTATAAATTACCTTTGTAGTATGAAAAAGGCAAGAGAAGTCGTTACCTACAAAGATTATTTCGAAGAGTTTTTCGAAAAACAATCGCAGAAGGTACGGGATAAAATCATCAAGGTACTCGACATCATCGAGCAGATCGAGCGAGTCCCCGTTACATATTTGAAATATATCGAAGGCACTAATGGGCTATTCGAGATACGGGTACAACTCGGAAGCGACATATTCCGGATTTTCTGCTTTTTCGATGGCAACAAAATGGTAGTATTATTGTGCGGCTTCCAGAAGAAGACACAGAAAACTCCACCAGGAGAGATCAAAAAAGCCGAAAAAATTATGTCGGAATACTACGACGAAAAAAGAAAGGAGACAAAAAAATGAAAACGAAAACTTTAGACCAGATCAAAACAAAATATTACGGCGAAATAGGCACGCCGGAACGCGACCGTATCGAACGCGATCTCGACGCATTGCGGATCGGGCTGAAAATCCGAACGGCACGGGAACAGAAAGAGATGACTCAGGCACAACTGGCCGACCGAATCGACAAAAAGCGCACGTTCATTTCAAAGGTCGAAAACGACGGAGGGAACATTACTCTCAAAACGCTGTTCGATATTGTAGAGCGCGGATTGGGAGGGAAATTACATATCGACGTTCAATTGTAATATGATACTACTCGCAATAGGAATATTGATTTTTCTTGGGGCCTGCTATATTGGAGCCCTGCGTGAAAAAAACGGATGGTGAGATAATGCCATGCCGATTCTAAGCTCTATTTTTGTCCTTTAATGGTCGCCTTCGGGCGGCTATTTTTGTTGCAAAACGAATGAAATGGCATCACTCGTCGAGCAACGATTCGTAGAAGAAATTCTCACATCCGAAGGCGCCCGCCTTCTGAAAAATCAAGGAGCTGCGTTCGCTGCACGGCTCCACTTCCACACTAAACGCATTCTGGAACACCGCCGGACCGAAGTTTCGGCCGCCGACGGATATTCCGGCAAACTGGCCGTCTCCCACACCGCATACCAACGTTTTCTCGACCTCAAAGCCATGAAGTACGGCTCGAAAGTCGTGCGCCGCAACCGTAAAATCCACAATCGGTTCATCTGGGGACATTTCAACTCCATCGCCGCACGCCTCGCCAACGACCTCACTCCGGATGTCGCCGCACGCATTCGTGCTGAACTCGAAAACAAATAACGCATGGCAAAGACACTCAAAGAGGAAAACCTGCGCCTTAATATCATCGTCAACGGCGATCCCGCACGCAAGGAAATCCTGCAACTAACCCGCAACAGCCGCGACTTGCGAGCCGAAAACGAACGGCTCCGGGCAGAACAGAAGAAACTCCGCACCGAAGGCGGCGCAAACAAGGCCCGCATCGAGGAGATCTCCGCCGCGCTCAAACGCAACAACGAGACGATCAAGGCCAACGAAACCCGGGTAAAGCAGCTCCAATCCCAAATGAAACTGACATCAATGACGACCTCCGAATTGAGTCAGCGACACGCCGAACTACGGAATGCCATGCGCAACGTCATACCCGGAACGCCCCAATGGCGACAGCTGCGGAACGAATTGCAGGCCGTAACGAGCCGCATGGCGCAACTTCGCACCGAAACTGCTTCGACCGAAGGCGTCATGTGCCGCATGGCTTCTCGGGTCAATAAGTATATCGGAACTGTAACGGCTACCTTCGCCTCATTCGCAATGGTCGGTTCGGGCCTTCACAAAACGATACAGACCTATTCGGGACTGGACGAAGCAATGTCGAACGCCCGCAAGACTACCGGCATGACCCGCGAGGAGGTTGAAGAACTGAATGAGAGCCTGGGCAAAATAGACACCCGCACCGCCCAGGAGGAGCTCCTCTCCCTGGCCCGCATCGGCGGCAAACTGGGCATCGCCAAGCAGGACATTGAAGGCTTTACCCGCGCGGCCGACATCATAAAAATTTCGCTCGGCAAAGACCTCGGGGATAACGTCGAAACAACTATCGGCCAAATCGGGAAACTCGTAAATGTATTCCAACTCAATAAAGAGTTCGGCATCGAGCAGGGCATGATGAAAACAGCAGCGGCGGTGAACGAACTCGGCAAATCATCGACAGCCAACGAAGCCAACATCGTCGAGTTCATGCGCCGCGTGGGTGGTGTCGGCTATTCGGCGAAAATGTCCCTGGCCAACATCGCCGGTCTGGGCGCCACTCTCGACGACCTCGGGCAGACGATGGAGGTGGCAGGAACATCCATGTCGCAAGTCATCACCGGCATGTTCCGCCGCACGGACGCCTTCGCCGCCGCCGCAAAGATGAACGTCAAAGACTTCAAGAAGTTGATGGTCGAGGATATGAACGAGGCGCTGATCCGAATGGCTGAGGGAATGGGCTCCGATGGCGCCGCCATGGCGGAAATCGTCGCAGCTCTCGACTCGCTCAAACTGGACAGTACCCGAGCGACGGGAGTTCTTACAGCCTTGGCCCAGAACACCGACAAACTGCGCCAGCAGCAGGAAATTGCCAACCGAGCCTTCGAGGAGGGAACCTCGTGCCTTCAGGAGTTCAACATCATGAACAACTCGGCTGAAGCAATCGCCGAAAAACGAAAAAAGCAAATCACGGCCGAGGCGGCCGCCCTCGGAAAATCCCTGCTCCCGGCCTACTACGAAGGCCTCTCGGCACAAGCATCGCTTATCAAAGCCTCCCGCATCCTCATTGAGTGGCTGATAAAGAACAAAGGGGCAATCCTTGTACTGATCGCGGCATACGTCTCTTACGCGGCAGCCGCGAAGATTAAGGAAAAGTGGGACAGCATACTCCTCGCCCGAAAAAAATTACTGGTGACATGGAGCAAAGCGCACCAAATTGCGCTCATGCGCGAGGCCCTGGTAATGAAGGAAGGAACAGCCTCGACGAAACTGATGGCCGCGGCGCAACTTCTCCTCGCCGGGAACCTGCGGGCCGCAGGTCTCGCCTTCAAAGGGTTATTTGTATCTATGGGACCCATTGGCTGGGCCACGCTCGCCATGTCCGGATTGGCAAGCGCCATCGCGCTATTCTCCAGCCGGACCAGCGCAGCGGCAAAATTTCAGAAATTATTGTCTGGCCACATGCGCTCTGCCGCGACGGAAGCCGCAACAGAGCGCACTGAACTCGACCGGCTGAAAGGGAAACTGGAAGGCTGCAAAGTAGGAACGAAAGAGTACAACGACACGAAGCAGGAGATCATAGACAAATTCGGCAAATACGATAACACGCTGAAGAATGAAACTTTAACCGTACAAACCCTTCGGGATAAATACGACTCGCTGACGGCCGCTATCATGCAGAGCGCCAAGACGCGGCAGTACAACAAATTCGTCGAAGCCCAGCAAACCGCCTTCGATGAACAATTTAGCGATATATCAGACAAACTCTGGGAAAAACTCAACGACCAATACTACACCGAGAAGGCATCGAAATATTACAGCCAGATTATGAATGCCTTCTTCGGCGGGCAGCCTCTCGACGCCTGGCTTACAACCGGTTCAGCAAAGGCGCAGCGATTGGTTCGAAAGTTACAAGAGCTCCGCGACGCGCAAAATGCCGCCGACAAAGAGGCTCGCAACCGCTTCGGGATCACATCAACCACCCCGACGACCACAAAGCCGAACACAACCGACAACGATCCTCTGAATCCGGATGATTCCGCCGGCGGCTTCGACGGTGGGGACAGCAAGAACAAGTGGAGCCTCGATAACGATGCCGCCTTCCTGGCCGAAAAAAAGAAACTTCGCCAGAAATTCGCCGACGGAGAAATCGCCACAG